CATGGCCATGATCGGTCAGAACCCACAGATGCAAGCCATCATGGGCGCATTACAGGCACATATTGCCGAGCACGTTGGGTTTATGTACAGAAACCTTGTATCTCAACAGTTGGGTATGGCTCTGCCCCCAGAGGACGAGAAGTTGCCACCCGAAGCAGAAAAAGCCTTGTCCACACTCATGGCCCAAGCCGCCAATCAAGTCATGCAACAAGGTCAAGCTGCCGCGGCACAACAGCAGGCACAACAACAAGCACAAGACCCGCTTATTCAAATGCAGCAACAAGAATTGCAGCTACAACAACAAGAGTTGCAGCTTAAGAAAGCCAAAGCGGCTTCTGACTCTGCGGTGGCAATGGCCAAAGTTCAGCTTGAAACAGAAAAAGTTGGAGGCCAATTAAAACTGCAAGCTTTAAAAGTAGGCACACAAATTAAAGCAGATCAACACAGAATTGCTTCGCAAGAACAACAATCGGGTTTGCAAATGGGCATTGACATGGCTAAACACAAAGCCGACTTGGCCGCGCAAGACCCCCATGTTGAAGCACTAAAACAACAGCATGACTTGATGATTCAAAGCGCTTCTAGCGTGCAAAACTTAAAGAGCCAACACGCCCAAACGGTTATGGATAGGGAAAAACACCTACAAGAGATGGCTCACAATGAAGCGCTGCATAAACAAAGTCTTAAACAGCAACGTGATGCTGCTAGATTAAAAGCAGAGCTTGCAAGAACAAAGAAAGCACCTGAAGCATGATAGACCAATTCGCACGCGTATTGCGCGACAAATTACGCCACGATATGAACAACTACGCCGATGACATGGCTGGAGGTTCGTGTCGCTCTTTTGAAGAATACCAAAAACTCTGTGGGCTCATTTCGGGTCTGGCCCTTGCAGAGCGTTATCTCCTTGACCTGCAAAAAGAAATGGAAGAAAGTGATGAGTGATTTGATTTTGCCTCCTGAGATTGAAACATTGTCAGCTCCTGCTGAGAATGCAACGGACGAAGAAAAAGCAACGGTTCTACCAGAGCCAAGTGGTTATCACATCCTCTGCGGTGTGCCTGATATCTCTGACAAGATTGACGGAACTGATTTGGATCTGATAAGACCGTCCCAATACGCGGTACAAGAACAACACGCGACCACTGTTTTGTTTGTGTTGAAGTTGGGCCCAGCAGCCTATACCGATCCAACCAAAACCCCAGGAGGCCCTTGGTGTAAACCAGGAGACTTCGTGCTGACTCGTACCTATTCTGGTACGCGATTAAAGATTTTTGGTAAAGAGTTTCGTATCATCAACGATGACCAAGTTGATGCTGTTGTGCAAGACCCTCGTGGAATTACCCGAGCTTAAGGAGTATTAAATGGCAAATGAACCGTACAAGTTCCCTGATGAAATTGAAGGCGAAGGTGAACAAGTAGTCGATATCAAGGCTGAAGCGCCTGAGATAGAGATTGAAGTCATAGACGACACGCCTATCCAAGACCGTGGCCGTGTACCTTTAAATCGTGAAGTGGAAGACCCCACGGACGATGAGATTGAGAGTTATTCAGAAGGCGTTAAAAAGCGCATCAAGGAATTGACTCATGCACGCCATGACGAGCGTAGATCTAAAGAAGCCGTACTCCGAGAGAAACAAGAGCTTGAGCGTCTCGCACAGCATCTGATCGAAGAGAATAAAAGTCTTAAAAAGAGCGTTAACGTCGGCCAGGAAGCGTTCATCTCCTCTTCCAAGGAGAAAGCGGAGGCAGACCTTGCGATGGCTAGACGTCAGTATAAAGAGGCTCAAGAGGCGTTTGACACAGACGCTATCATTGCAGCGCAAGAAGCACTGACGGAAGCCAAATGGAATCTCGAAAAAGTAAAAAATTATCGAGTGACCCCTTTACAAGAACAAGAAATTCCTGTACAAACTCAACCTAGACAAACTCAAACTGTTCAACCAGACGAAAAATCCCTGCGCTGGCAGGCAAAAAACCAGTGGTTTGGTTCACAGGGGTTTGAGGAAGTTACCAGCTACGCACTAGGGCTGCATCAAAAACTAGTATCCGCAGGCACTGACCCGCGCTCTGACGACTATTACGAGCAGATTGATGCTCGCGTACGCTCAAAGTTCCCAGAAGTATTTGGTGAACCTGAGAAAAAACCTGTAGAAGCCAAACGGCCTTCAACTGTTGTAGCGCCTGCATCGCGTTCAACGACCGCAGGAAAAGTCAAACTTACAACGACTCAATTGGGTCTGGCTAAGAAATTCGGACTAACACCACAACAATACGCTGCGCAAGTGGCAAAACTGGAGGCTCAACAAAATGGCTGATAACAGAACACCCCGTGACTTAATTACACGCGAAAAATCTGCTCGTGCGGTATACAAACCCGCAAGTGCTTTACCCGATCCCACACCAGAACCTGGTGTTGAGTTTCGTTATGTCATGACACACATTTTAGGTAAAGCGGATCACACCAGAATGTCTCGTATGAGACGCGATGGTTGGGAACCAGTCAAAGCGGCTGATCATCCTGAGCTTATGATTGAAGGCAACGCGGAAGGCAACGTAGAAATTGGTGGGTTGATACTCTGTAAAAACTCTACCGAGAATGTACGGGCTTACACCGAGTACTATGCCAAGCAAGCACAAGATCAGATGGATTCAGTTGACAACAGCTTCATGAAAGAAAACGATCCAAGGATGCGTAAATTTGCAGAGAGAACCTCTACAGTTTCCCGCGGATTTGGTGCAGGTTCCAAGTAAACTTAATCAGGAGTCCTTAAATGGCTTATCCAATTATTCCCGCTCCATACGGGTTTAAAGCGGTCAGTGAGTTCGGCGGATTACCCTATTCTGGGTCAACTCGCATGTATCCCATTGCTACTGCTTATGGTACATCGTTGTTCAATGGTGACATTGTTCAACTCTCTAACGGTAGCATTGTTGCCACCACCATGTCTGCTGCCTCTAGCCCTGCAACTGCTGTAGCTGGTACTTTGGGTATCTTTGTTGGTGCTGAGTACACAAACTCTTCCAGCCAAATCGTTCGCGGTCAATACTGGCCTGCAAGCACATCATCTAACTATGCAGTTGGATATGTGATTGACGATCCCCGTACTGTGTTCAAAGCAGTGATGGTTGCTCAAGGTACTTCCTTGTCCAACACCGCTTCCACAGTTGGCTATGCTAACCCCACCTTCATTGGTTCTAACCTCTATGCCGTAACAGGTACAGCAGGTAACACCACAACTGGTGACTCAGCAATGGCCGTCTCTGGTGCTGTGATCAGCTCTGGTACATCTGGTAATACTCGTATTGCTACATTGCTACCTTTCCGCTGTGTTAGCGTGGTGCAAGATACTGCTGTTACCGTTTCTGCCGTTGGTGGAAATGCCAGCACTTCTGGTACTACTATTACATTGACAGCATCAAACTCTGCAATCCAGCCCGGAATGCAATTGATTGCTCAAGGCGTAAGTGGCGTTGCTCAAGGTAACTATATTTCTGTAACCAACGTTAGCGGCACAACCGTTACTTTGGCTTCCAGCATTTCTGTTCCCACAGGCACGAACTTATCTTTCGTTGGTTTCCCTGAAGTTTTGGTCGTATGGAATGCAACATTCCAAGGTATGACTAACACTGCTGGCGTTTAATTAAGGAGCTAACAAATGGCTATTTCACGCGCACAACTGCTTAAAGAGTTGCTCCCTGGTTTGAACGCATTGTTCGGTCTAGAGTACGCCCGTTACGGCGAAGAGCACAAAGAGATCTACGAAACTGAGAAATCAGAGCGTAGCTTTGAAGAGGAAACAAAACTGTCAGGCTTCTCAGCTGCACCAGTCAAGGCCGAGGGTACAGCTCTCAGCTATGACAATGCGCAAGAGGCTTTCACAGCACGTTACAACCACGAGACCATTGCTTTGGGTTTCTCAATCACTGAAGAGGCGATTGAGGATAATTTGTACGACAGCTTGTCTGCTCGCTACACCAAAGGCTTGGCCCGTGCGATGGCTTACACCAAACAGGTGAAAGCTGCCAACGTGTTGAACAACGCCTACAACGCTGCCTATCCTGGCGGTGATGGCGTGTCTTTGTTGAACTCTGCTCACCCCTTGGTGAACGGTGGTACAAACGCCAACACTCCTTCCACAGCCGCTGACTTGAACGAGACTTCTCTTGAGAATGCCGTCATTCAAATCGCAGCTTGGACAGACGAGCGTGGTCTTTTGATCGCCGCACGCCCCAAGAAGTTGATTGTCCCACCAGCACTAATGTTCGTTGCAACTCGTTTGCTCGAAACAGAATTGCGCGTTGGTACAAACAACAATGACATTAACGCTCTCAAGAACAACGGTTCTATCCCTGAAGGTTATACCGTTAACCACTTCTTGACTGCGCCTAATGCATGGTTCTTGACCACAGACGTTCCAAATGGCTTGAAGCATTTTGAGCGTACACCTCTCCAGAATTCAATGGACGGGGACTTCGATACGGGTAACGTACGTTACAAGTCCCGCGAACGTTATTCGTTTGGCTGGTCTGATCCTCTCGGTATCTACGGTTCTTACTAATTTAGTATTAGTTTTAACCTTAAAAAGGGCCCTTCGGGGCCTTTTTTATTGGGCGTATTGTATTTATTATTTCATTATGCGTTACCCGTATCGTAACTCGTTTTCGAAAAGTATTTAGAAAATATATTTGACAATCACCATCCATTGATATATAGTTAAGGCTTCTAAAAGGAGTTAACTATGTTTTATGTTTATGTTTATCGTGACCCCCGTCCTCTTAAACTAGGCCAGCCTGTATACGTAGGTAAAGGTACAGGAGACCGTGATTTATCGCATTGGTCTAGGGGGTCTCATAACAAACCGTTTCAAGACTTTATTTCACATTTAAAGCAACGCAACTTTGTTGCTGTTTGTGAGCGCGTATTTGAAACTGAAAATGAAGAAGAAGCCTTTGCCAAAGAGATGGAACTTATCAAACTGTACGGGCGGCGAGATTTAAAAACAGGAACCTTATTTAATTTAACGGATGGTGGCGAAGGCCCAAGCGGGTATATTAAATCGGCGGAACAAAAAGCTGCCGATGGGAGATTTACTAAAGAACATTGGCAAGACCCCGAATATCGCGCCAAAGTAGTTGCAGGGCAAACTAAAGCGCAAAACACCCCAGCAGCGCTTGAATCCAAGTCAATCAACTCTAAAAAGATGTGGGAAACACAAGGAGACACATTGGCTAAAAACATCAAGGAAGCCCGCAATACAGAAAAATCTAAAGCTAAAACCAGTGCGCAAGCTAAAGCTCAGTGGGCTGACCCTGATTATGCTGCTAAACAAACTGCAAACAACAAAGAAATTGCCAATCGTGAAGAGGTTAAAGCCGCCAAGAAAGCCGCAGCTAAAGCACTATGGGCCGACCCAGTTTGGAAAGCAAAAATGATTGCCGCGAGAAACAAGAAAAAACTTCTTGACAT